ACCAACGTGCCCGCCGTCGGCATCAACGTGTACTCCTTTGCCCTGCAGCCCGAGCAGCACCAGCCCAGCGGCACATGCAACTTGTCCCGTATTGACAACACCACGCTCCTGCTCACAGTGTCCAACAACGCCGTGGGCACCACTACCACGTCAAGCGTGTACGTCTTTGCCACCAACTATAATGTGCTTCGCGTCATGAGTGGCATGGGAGGCTTGGCTTATAGCAATTAAGTTCCTGGGGACATTTCCTCGTCACACTACCGTCATACAGTTATTTTTGTGCTTTTTTGGAGTGGTAGAAAGTGTAAAATTTGACAAATAAAAGTAGTTTCTGTGGACACATAAATATCTTGCACGTTTCCCTTTCAGAAATGGAAACATGTAAGGCAGTAGTTCAAGAGGGTCCTAGAAAAGGGGAATCATGTCAGTTTCCAGCATCTGAACATGGTTATTGTGGTCGTCACGAACGCAATCGCATATATGACACAGGAATCCAAGTTGTAAGCTTGTTAAGTCGACCCCTTTAAGGGGGTGGACTTAATTTAGAACAACACGATAGTTAATACCAGATGTACGGTAAATACAACATTCCTATATTAGGATTTGCTGTTGTATCCCTTGTGTATTTTTCTCTACAGCTAAAAACCGACGATACTCCCACTGAAACCGCGTATAAACTCGCAGCAGTTGGTGGAAATCTGTCTCTACTCCCGGTCCTTGTCTCCATGACCTTTCACACAGCAGGCCTATGGATGAATCAACAGTTTGGTAAAGCCATTGTCTATATCTGTGTACTCTTTACTATAGGATTTGCATTTTCCCTCTATTCCTTATATCATTTTTCTAAAAAAGTTTATGCAAACAAGGATGGCCCGCAACAGGCACTTATCTTTAACGGACTGGGAGTAGTAGGCAGTCTAGCAACAGTCTTAACCTTGTTACCTGGTGCAGCAATGAATCTGTTGTTTACCCTGAGCATTCCAGTAGGTATTCTCTATTTTTGGTACCGAGACTTGAAGCGCGCATTTAAGAAATAAATCCACACTAGGCTTCCAACCCCTGTAAGAGATGTGTGCAACTAAAGGCGGACATAATAGATGCTATAATAAATATGTGATGCCAGGTGTGACTCCCAAAATAATCGAATATACCACGAGGATTCCAGAATCGCTCTGGAATACCCCCTTTGAAAAAGAGTCCGCCTGCAATAAAGATAAAGAGGGTGCAATTCACAGAGGCCTGTGCGGCTGCAAGGAAGTCAGCATCACTTTGCCCGTAACGGCTATAAACATAGAGCGGCAGAGTAAGCGGTACAGATGTCACAATAGGATACGCGAGGGCCCAGAACCGCCCTACATCAAGGTCACATGCCACAATACGATACGCAACAAAGCCGGCAAAGATTGTCTCTGCAGTAAATGCAATAAGGCACATGTCCCTGTTTCCCATTAGCGCCTTTGTAATCAAAAAAGAATCAAGAAGATGGTGCGGGAAATTCACGGCAACTATACCAAGAAAATCAAGTTTCCATACGCCCGTGAACCAATCTTTATCGACAATGAAAAAAGTATGCGCAAATGCAGAAAATAGGCCGAGCGCCCCTGCCCCCGCCCATGCAGAACTAATCATATATTTGCACTCTGGTGAGCACTCTGTATAGTAGGGCTCGCCAACAATGAAATACAGCTTATACAGGGCCCAGAGCCCCACAAGAAGATGTGTATAAATATTCAGTGTTTCATTGTGCCATTGAAAGGCGGACTTTGCCGCCTCCCAAGGACTCATTACTGCCCTGTACCCCCCGTATATACCTGGATATACTGCATACCATTGTGGTAAATCACCGGCTCGTACAAGGGACATTCTATAGGGAATATTGCGAAACTCTTAAGCGCACCCTTCAGCGCGTCCAATAATTGCACAACCAATGCGGCGACCAGAATGACCCGTTTTTAGCGAATCTTCTTGGCCACCTTTTCCATAATCATCGGGATCCGCATGAACAATCATAGAGCGCCCAAAGAGGTCTGCGACTTTTATTCCCTCCAGCACATAGTTCTTCTTAAACACTTTTTTCTCCCCAAGGCTGACATTTCCGAGGTCACCTGTATGACGTGGTCCTGGGGTTCCAGGAGGCCCCCCGTGGTCTTGCGGCGGGCCCGCGTGAAAATGGTCGCAGGCAGCCTTACAACCTTCTCCACGAAGGTCACCAGCCCTATGAATATGAAATCCGTGTTGACCTGGAGGAAGTTCTGTAAAGATTGCGGAAACTTTCACGCCGCCTGCCGCGTCACTAAACACAACTTCACCTTTGATTGTCCTCTGTTTAAATACTGCAACGGCCATATACTATTTAATGAGCCCTTACTTTTTTCGCAAGATCCGCATCTGCAGTATAATAAGTTTTGCCCTTTGTTAAAAAGGAGCTCACACGAGCATAGGCCCAGGCCTGCTGCGAGGCACCGGGCCGGTGTCCTGTTCTCCATGCGGCCATACCACGATTATATACGGCCTTCAATATTGATAAAGGTACGCCAGAGGCAGCTGACCTCTGTGCAAGCGATTTTGCGCCAGGATGTTTTGCCTCCCACGCCCGTGTATATTTCGACTTCTTCGTCTTTACCCCGCGATTCGTCTTAAATCCGAGATAGGCCATAGGGTTCCGCCAAGACCTTGAGCCAAATCGCCGGATTTCCGCACGCCTCTGTTTACGCTTCCGTGTAGAGAGGCCGCTAAAATATTTCTTCGGCGAATAAACTTTGCGCGTCGTGCCTCTCATCTTCTATCTTGTGCTGAGATTATCTCGCCCACAACTGCCAAATGGCGCGCCAAAATAACTAAACTCCCCGCCCCAACCTCAAATAGGATGGGCAAAGTCGAATATAGAGTGGTAGGTGATTCTGCAATAGGCACACTGCTTTTTAAAGGCATGTGCGTAGAGTTTATGATTGACGTAGCGGACCTTTCAGGAGTCCAGGCGCACAAATGGCATTATGCATCAAATGCCTATGTTGCCACCTCTGTTACAGTAGAAGTGGATTGCTCCGGTACACTGGTGAGCAAGAAGCGCGAACTTTTTTTGCATAACTTTCTATTGAAGCCGCGACCGCAAGAAGCAGTCCAACATATCAGTAAGAATGGCCTGGATAATCGTAGAGTAAATCTACGTTTAGTGGATGTGGGGACTCTGAACAACCAGAAGAAGAAGAAGCGGAATGTGGAACTCCCACCGCTTTGTGGAATCCGCCCCGAGGAAATTCCAAAACACATTTGGTATGTCCAAGCGAACGGATATCACCGCGACCGCTTTGCCATTGAATTCAAAACAGAAGGAATCCTCTGGAAAACAACAAGTTCAAAAGATGTATCCCTTCAGGATAAATTGGAAAGAGCAAAACAACATCTGGAAATGCTCTACGAGTTGTATCCCCATCTTGACCCAAAACGCGAAGAAGCTCTCGCCACAGCTCTAGAAACCTCTTTTCGGAATATTCTTGCAATATAAATGTGCATATGTAAAAAGTAATAATGCTTATAGCAGTTGTTGTACCGACATATAGGCCACAGTTCTGTTTCTTGGAATCTCTTCTTGAAAACATAGCGGAGCAGACGCGAGCCCCAAACTTGGTGGTGATTCGCGCCTCTTCTTGTAAAGTGGATGACATTCCCTTTTTAGAGGATTTGACTTCCAGGTCATGGCCCTTTCCCTTGAAAATTCTTTCTACGGGAGCAAAACAATATGCCGCCCAAAATCGCAATGAAGGTTCAGACGCGGTCCCAGAGTTCTTTCATGCAATCTCTTATTTAGACTCTGATGACCTAATGCACCCTCGCCGTTTAGAGCTTCTAGAAGGGATGTTAGAGAAGGGAGCAGATGTTGTCCTGCATTCTTATATAGATGGGCCGAGGAATGCTGTACCAAAATGGTGGGAAGTTGGAGAGCCTGTATGTGAGTGGGACCCTTTTTCTTTTAAACCAGAGAAAATTTATTCTCATATTAAAAAATGCTATGTTACACTTTATCGGGCAATATATGATACGGACCAGTTTTGGCTGCATTCTGCTCATATAACGATTCGTCTTGCCTGTTTTAAGGCCGTGCGATTTGACGAGACTGCTTTTCGCTACGAGGATTCGCAGTTTTTGAGTGATATAATAAAGCGCGGATTTAAGAGCGTTGCATTAGAAAATAAATTGACCTATTGGTCATTAGTTTCTTTAGAAGAAGAAAATAAAAAGTATTTAGTTGTCAATAGTGCCCCTATAGAGAAGGAATCTCTCCACTCTCCATAATGACTTCTAGAGGCGCAGGATATTCGCTATAGGGGGCAGCAGAGGAAGTGGGTCGGTCGAGGGCCAATAAAGTTTGAAGAGCTTCGTAGCGGCGTTGAAGAGGAGAGCCCGTCAGACCGCGTGAAATATTTTTCCAGCGCCATTCAAACTGTAGGGCTGCGCGGTGGTCTGGAAATCCCCGAACATGGCAGCGGCGTTCCCAGGTGCGCCCATGAGTAGCTTTTGCACCCCCGCTAAGTACACCATTATGTTGTTTCAGACGGCGGTCAAGGTCCGGTGTAATACCTACATATGTCTTCTGAGAGCCTGCGTCGCAAGTTGCCAGAAGGTAGCAGTTCCACATCTACCGTGCACTACAGATAAAAGAGTACAATAACTTAGATGGAAGGAGGCGGTTCAGATTCCTTCATTTTAGGCGATATAGGTTCTTACACACAGACGGACAATGTATGGTCTATTCTGTTTGCCTGCTTGATTTGCCTTGACGCAGTAATTGGCCTTTCGCGATTTGCAGGACTTGGAGGGTACAGTCTGAATGCATTCTTCGACCTCTTTGGTCTAGAGGCATTTATATCGATTTCAAGTCACACAATAATGCTCTTACTTATTACCCAATGGGCTTATACCACGTTCTATATGGTGGGAGACAGACGTTGGTCGCCTTTCGTATTCATTTGTTTTGCTCTTTTTCTGCAAACTCTGCATGACCTCTTCTGGAACTTTGTTCTCCTATCAAATGTGCCAAACGGAAAGAATGATATGATTGATATGGCAAAGAAGTATGCGCAAGAAAATGGTTCCCGGGCATTTGTAGGGCATAGTGTTCTCCTAGTATTTGTGTGTGTAATAGCAATGTTTCTAAAAGAAACAAGTCAACTCTTTACAGTTATTGTAGTAGTTATTGGGGCGGGCCTTTTACCTTTGATGTTGTCGAGTGTGGGTCCCAAGCCGCCGCCACCTCCCCCACCTCCTGAAAAAAAGAAAACGATTGAAGATAATTGGAATGGGAATCGCTTTCAAATGTAATATATAAATAGATGAGCGCGGGTAATTCTGGAAAACTACCAGAGCTCTCAGGTTTTAATGAAAACGGCTTTGAAAATGTAAATAGCGGAGAAGGTGTAGGTACTGCATCCCCGCCAAAGGTAGAAACTTCTCTTGCCGAAGTTGGGACGGGAGAGACTGTTGCTACGGCAGAAAATACGGGTCTAGAGGTTGCAACAGGAGAGCCAACTATTGCAGCGGCAGCCATGAACACTACGAAAAAGAAGGGGCGTGATTATACTACGCAAGCCCAAGTTCTCGCTGATATTAATAATGCAATAAAAAGAATGTATCCTGAAGATAAAAAGAAGGCTCATATTGCTGTTGTCGGTCCTGCATTGAAAGCAAAAAGGGAAGGGAGTAATGCTGAATATAGGGAGGCTGTTGAATTAGCAGCAGAGCGTGTTCACCAGGGTCTCTCTTTTCCGAAGAAGGGTGCAATGGGTGCTGCGCCGACAATGTCTAGGAAGAGGAGTCGTCTGACAAATGCTTTGAATGCGGCGCGTGCGCAGGCAAATAACGGGACGGCGGCAGCCACAGCGCTAGAGGGTGAAGTCCCAGCTCTAAATGCACCTGTTGCTCCTCTCAGTGCGCCCCCGCGGGCCAAACGTTCTCGCGCCAAAACTACAGTGACAGCTTCTAGAAATACCGCACTTGCAAATGCCTTTCCCAGGACTTCTAATTCTATTGCACCAATCAGTGCATCTGCTACGACAAATGAGAAGGACCGTCTTCTGGCTTCTCTTACAACTATGCGCGATTCTGCAAAAGAGATGATTGATAATATGTATACTGCTGCAAATAAGTTGGCTCGTGGGGCGGCGGCCAGTAATAATGGGGGACTCTTACGTGCAATAAATACTGGAGTTTCCTCTACAGTGACAAGAAAAGTGCGCAAAAATAAAGGTGTGCCTCGTGGGCCGAGGACAGCAAAGGCTGCTCCCGTATCAACACTGCCAACTATACAAGAGGAAACAAATAGTGCTGTAAGAGGTGAAAACGCTGTACATGTAAATAATCTTTCCGCCTTAGAGCCTTCTCCTATTGAGGCTTCACAGCATGAGAATACAATGAGTCAACTGCCCCCTCTAGGTACTGCTGAAAATTGAACGAGCCTAAAGGCACAAGCCTTCCTACAAGAAATGTCATACCTCCGTGTCATCAATCCTTCAGAGCCTTGTAGCACAATGCCGCAGAGCCCTGCTATGGAATTCAAGTACCCGCTAGACACGTTTCAGCAGCATGCAGTGGCGGCTATTAGTCGCGACGAGAACGTTCTAGTTACTGCAAAAACGGGAAGTGGCAAGACGTTTGTAGGAGAGTACCAGATTGCACACTCTCTCCGAAAGGGGGGTCGCGTCTTTTACACGACTCCTATTAAATCCCTGTCGAATCAGAAATTCCATGACCTCAAAGGTGAGTTTCCAGGCGTATCAGTGGGAATAATGACAGGTGATATGAAGTTTTGCCCAGACGCGCAAATTGTGATTATGACTACGGAAATTCTGCGCAATCTGCTTTTCAAGCAGGGGTCTTCTACACAGTCTCTGGGAATCACTGCGAACCTGTCACTAGATGGTCTGGACGCAGTGGTGTTTGACGAATGCCACTATATTAATGACAGGGACAGGGGGGCCGTTTGGGAGGAAACAATGATTCTGCTTCCACGAAAGGTGAATTTAGTCCTTCTTTCTGCCACGATTGAATCGCCAGAGCTCTTTGCGGGCTGGCTGGGAGAACTAAAAAATAAACCGATTCATTTAATCTCCACCCAGTTCCGCGTGGTGCCTCTTCAACACGCCGTCTACCAGCGCGACGAACTGGTCACGGTGATGGACAATCGCGAGAAGTTTTACGGAGATGTTTATAGGGATTGGCTAAGATGGCGAGAGGCGGATGCCAAGGCGGGGGATAAACACAAGGAAAAGGTTGCAGAGAGGCGAGGGGGGGGTTATGAAGCCCCTGTAGTACAACGGGGGGAGAGCATAAAGTCATATAAATTTCAGATGAATGAGTGTATTGCGCGGCTGCAAGAAAAAGGACTATTGCCTGCGCTCTTCTTTGTATTCTCGCGTAAGCACTGCGAGAGATATGCGGGGAATGTAGAGCATACTTTGCTGGATTCTTCGGAGACTGCTTCTGTGAAACATATTATCCGATTTCATTTGCACAGATACGGTGATACTGTCGCAAAGTTGCCGCAGTATAATACGCTGGTTGCCCTGCTAGAGCGTGGCATTGCCTTTCACCATAGTGGCCTGGTTCCCGTTCTCAAAGAAATTGTAGAGATTCTGTTTGGCCGCGGGTTTGTCAAACTCCTCTTTGCAACAGAGACTTTTGCCGTGGGAATTAATATGCCAACCAAGACTGTAGTCTTTACGAGTTTCCGCAAGTATGACGACCAATCGCAGGGGCTTCGTATATTGAACACGGACGAGTACATTCAGATGGCAGGGAGGGCTGGGCGGCGCGGCAAGGACGACAAGGGGCTTGTCCTCTATATGCCTGACCGGGCTCCAGAGGACATGGAAACAGTGCGGCGAATGATGACGGGGTCCCGCTGTACTTTCCAATCACGTATGACATTTCATTACGACTTTCTCTTAAAAACGCTACAATCGGGCAACTTGGATTGGATTGACTTGCTACACAAATCTTATTGGTTTCAGAGACACCGCCTATATGTAGAGGAAGTAGAAGGGGAGATTATGAAAGCGGTGGGGGCGGTGACAAGTCTAACAGAGGCAGAAGTTGCAGATATGACATTGTACGATTCCTTGAACCAGAAGTTAAAAGAGTCGGTCAATGCAGCAAAAAAGGAGGCACAGAAGGCGTTGGGGCAATGGAATAATGGGCATCAGGGACCGAGGTGGCATCTGCTGCAGAAAGAGTTATGGCCGCAACAGAAGAAGGCCCTAGCAGAAATAGCGCAACTTCGCAAAGAGTTGGCAGCGGCGGAGAATCCTGCAGAAGGTGTTTGGCCGAGCCTAGACGCCCTGGCCGGTATGGGACTTTTGGAGTCACCTGTGGACCGTGCTGGCCCCACTCTAACAGCTCTCGGTACAATGGCTACGGAGATTAATGAAGGACATTCTATTCTAATGGCAAAGCTCTATAGGAGTGGTCTGCTTGAGCATGAGGCGCCAGATGTAATTATGGCTGTATTGGCGGGATTTATTGTAGAGGGAAAAGTCGACCCTGTGCCGCTGGAGAGCCTGGATATTCCTCGGCAGGTTGTTCAGACTCTAAAGGCGGTAAAGGGGATGGCTGCAGAAGCACAGGGGGTTGAAGAGGCTGTGGGGGCGCGGCGGCCGAAGGAGGGGTACTGGGCAGTTTCTTCCATGTGGGTAGAGCCTGTGTGGCGTTGGCTGGGTGGCGAATCTCTTCAGCAGCTCTGTGAGGATTATGAAACGTACGAGGGGAATATGATTCGCATCTTTATGAAGTTGGCAAATATTCTGGAAGAGTGGAGGTCACTAGCTATGTTTTGCGAGCATGCAGAAATGTTGGAGAAAATGCGCGACTTTGAGCGGGAGATTCTGAAGGATGTGGTGATTTGTGATTCGCTCTATCTTGGGTTATAAAGTTATTCGAACATGTCACCTATGTTATTGAGAAGGAGGCTGAAGCCAAGTCCACCCATTATAATCACACCTATTGCCATAAGTATAATGGAAAAAATCTTATTTGTAGAATCGGGGGACTTTTTATTTTTCATATAAAGAATGTAGCCAGGTACAAAAAAGGCAACTCCAACAAGAAGAAAGAGAATTTGACCTAACATGATGCCAATAGAGAGGCCAAATCCAGTTTTTATAAGGCTGCGAAAGGAGTTTGTCATTCCAGAGTTCTTTGCCATTTCTACTATGTTACACAGAAAATAAACGTGTTTATTTTATAAATGCATGCGCCAATGCGGCGAGGCTTCCAAAGCTCTGTGAATAGCACCAGCCAGAGCCAAATGATTCGCGAGAATAGTTGTAGAGCCAAGTAATTGATATAGAACCAATGAGAATGATTTTTAGTAGATTATCGGGGAAATATATGAGCGGAAATAGGAGAAGTGAAATATGTGCGGATTTGCTGAGAAAGTTAAAGTTAAATCCGCACCATTTTAGAAATCCATCTGATGCTACTGTAGTATCTTTGCAGCTGGTGGTCCATACATATATCATAGATACAAGGTAGATTGCATAGACTATTTCATATAGTGGCATGCGAGGATAAAAAAGAAGGAAACCCATATAAACCGCAAGAGGTTGCACGGCAAGTACTGCGGGAATTGCGTATGTAGAGAGGGCAACTGTATCGAGTCCTTTTGCTTTTCTCTGCCATATTGCGGCGTCAATAAACTGCATTGGTGCAGTAGAGAGTAAGATGTATGCAATCCAGGTGTATACAGGTTTTTTAAGAGAGAGAAAGTATACGCCTATAGAAGTAGATATAGTGCCAGCGAGAAGGGAATCTTCAATTGTTTTACACATCTAATATGTAGATAGAATGTCAGAAGAGTTTCATCCAGATACGACTAAAGTCGTCTGGTCAGAGGAGATTGACCGACTCTTGGCAAAATGGTGTGACCATGCAAAATGTTATGAATGGATGCATGCAGAAGCTTTTTCACTGTATGACGCGCGGGCGCGCAGTTTTATGATTGGAATAAATTGTCTCACGGCTGTTTCAGGAATTTCAAATGTGATTGCGGGAGGATATTCTGTTGATGGTTTCCAGATTTCCTGGTTGTTTGGCGGCATTTCGATATTTGTTTCAACTCTGAATATTCTACAAGACAAGCTCGGGTATGCAGTGGCGGCTCTAAAGCACAAAGGGTTGGCAGCAGATTGGGCTACGATTCGTACGGAAATAGAGGAGGCAATAATGATTCCCTATGGAGGCCGTAAAGATTGCAAGACGTTCTTGAAATTTATTAAGGCGGATATTAATGAAGCTCAGAAAGAGGGCTCGATAATACCTGAAAAAATACGAGAGGAGTGTTTGGCAAAGTTTGAGACGATTCGTGGGTTTGACATTCCCGATATATGTGGCCAAGTAGAGCATACGAGTTTTTACAGGGAAGAGCCTCTTCTTACACGGGAGTAGCTTTTACTATATTTGGAAAGACTCCGAGAAAAGGGAGGCGGAGTCCGTAAGTAAAAATACTATATGATTTTCCAACTTCCATTGAACCATACAGTTCTATAGAGGTATAATGCATCATTAGAGCGTCATTTGTAACAGTATATGCGTTGCCATTTCCATCAATAATCATATTTTTTCTATATTTTCCAGGGGCGTACATAGTTTTTTCTTTTACGAGTATAGTTTTGACCACGCTATTAGAATAATATATTATAGACATTATTGCAATATACGCGAAAAAAAAGGAGAGTAAATAATAGAACAGACCATCGGCTTGTAAAAAGGAAAAACGTGGGAAACTCATACGGGGAAACTTCATCTACTCTAAAGCCAATAAATATTCCGCAACACTCTATAGAATGAGTTCACCACGCTACCTAAGTTACAACAAGGCTGAAAAGAACAAGGCACACGCATTAGAGCATGCGCATAACGGACATCGTATTACTGCTGCTTCTCTTAGCCACAAAAAAAATAAAAATCACAGTGGAGAAGTAAAGAAACATTTTAAAGAAGAACCAGTACAATCTCGGCATATTCACAAACCAAAAGCACTTCGCTTTTCAGAAGGAGGTACTCGCCGTTGCCGTAGCGGGAGCTGCAGCCGCAGCCGCAGCCGCAGCCGCAGCCGCAGCCGCAAATATTATAGGAGATGAATAGAATGCCGCACGGAGAGAAAGGAAAGCAGGGTGCAACAAAATCTATGGCATCCAGGAAAGTTGCTGGGAAAAAGATGCGCAAAGGTACGCGGCGCGTACAGATTAAAAGTAATGCGGCGGTGAATGCTTTCTTGCAAGGAAATGCTAATAAACTTGCAGAAGTAACAAAAGTTCACGGCAATCGTTTTGAAGTGAAATATGCAAACGGTTCAACGGGAACTGCGGTTATTATGAAGAGTATGCAACTTTCAAAAGGGCAGGCAAAGGCAAATATTATGACTGCGATTCATGTGGGTGATTTTGTCATTATTGATACAACAGGTGGTGTTGGGCATAACGCGGCCACCGAAATAAAAGGGAAAATCGTAGAAAAAAAGGACCTCCGAAATGCCAAGAAGGTTGCAGGGTGGCCCGGACAGCCAAGTGATGAGTTATTTGAGACGCCAGAGACTGTTCATTCTGCTTCGGCTCGTTCTGGCAACTCTGCCAATAATAGCGCGACTCGTAAAAATAAAAATAAATCAAAGGAAAACGAGTGAACCCCCTTCAACAAACTTGACCCGAAAAAACTCTGCAATCGCGGCAACTTGGCTGGCGCGATTATTGAGTCCGGCAAGGGAATCGGCACCAATCTTTTCATGCCATCCATCGAGAACAGAAAAAATCTCCGAATATGTTTCTACACCACTAGGCACGACAGGAATCGAGTTTAAGAAAAAAAAGATAGACATCCATTGGTCATCTACAAAATAGGCGGAAGGAGGAAGGGGATGAGAGCGAAGTTTGCCGAGAATGCCAGAGTTGACACAGAGGCCAACGTAACCGTGTACGAGTCCGCCAGAAGTTTTTTGCTTGATTGCATGATAATGATTTTGATATACGGCGAGTTCATTAAATTGCGCTTTCATGCGATTGATTATTTGTGGGTGATATTCCTGGTCATCGTCGCAGACAAACGTCCATGTATATGGCGGAATTGTATCAAGTGCTCCTACATATTTAGTTGCCGGGCCACAATCTTCTGTTTGCACAATACGAACTTTCGAGAAATAAGGTTCTGTATTAAGATACTCGGGTTTCACCCAGCCTTTTTCAAAGCGTTTATAGTGTTGAGCTACGGAAAGGTAGATGCGGTCGACTTGTGGAAGAAGAGAGTCTATTGCAAGGCGGCAACTGGACTCGCGGGAGGGAATCGTGGTCAAGCTTGCCACCACGGAAATATGGGCGGAAGGAATACGGACAATTGTATCATTGTGGTCGGCTTTGAACCAGACGGGTGACCAGAAGTTCTGATTCTCAAAATGGGAGAGCATATTAACTTCCCAGGTGATTCCTTGGCGAAAGACGGTAGTTGCCCATTCACGCCTGTAGACACTATACAGTTCTTTCACGGCCTGTATGTCACCTAGCATGAATCCGCCGCAGAATCGCCAATTAACGGCGTCAAAGAGGCTGTGAGCCATTAGGCCCTTGTCCCAGCATCCAGGCACGAGCATGCGTCCTTCAATATTCAAGTGAGAGTTTCCGAGCATTTGGAGATAGAGGGCAGTCTCATTGGGCTGTCTGAAGACGTGAAAGATGCTGAAATCAATCCAGGCATAATGTGCGGAATACCAGGGGGCGTGTGCAGGTATAGGTGACCCGTCATAAAGCCAAGTGGAGCGGTAAAGTAGTTCTGACTTTGCATTCATAAGAGTCATGAAGGCGCGCGTATCATGGTACTCTGTTCTATTGGCAGGAAGATGAGGAGTATACGCCTCTATTTCCTTGTAAGTAAGAAGGTCGCGTAATTCAAGGTATTCTACAAGAATATTTTTCGCCGCATCTGCGCATACCCTCTCGTACAGAGGCTTGTAGCAGGGACTGAGGTAGAGGCGAATGTAGACTCCTGTATTGGCAAAACGGGCGAAATGGTTAAAGCACGTTTCGACACTTTTGTCTTTGGAGCGGTTTTCCCCGAGGTCTAAGAAAGCTGTAACAAAAGTAATCGGCGGCATACTAATAATATAGGAGCCGCCGCTTTATACTTCTATTGTTTCTGCATTAGTTACAGTTTGCCTATTTTGTATAACGTAGTAGAGTCGCATAATAAAAGCAATCATATCAAGTGTCATAAGTGGGCCATAGTTTGAAATAAGAGCTATATCATCATTCATGAGTGCAAAACTAAAAGCAAAACAACTTCCGACAAGCATTATTACTTTTTCCGGCATATTATAGACGTTTGCATTCTTATTTTTCCAATTTGCGTAGAGTTCCGGAATATAGCAAATAAAAAAGAGGGCAGATGAAATATTCATGAGATAATCATATTTCATTTTATTGGCAAAACAACAGTCTAAAGGAGCGAAAGTAAATTTAAAGAAATATTAGTCGCGTCTACAGTATTTCATTATCTTGCACTCATACCCTATGTTGACTGGTTCTATACTACTATTGCGGTGACTTCTACGACTCTCTCCGTAGCATGGCATTTATACGGTGAGCCAGGGGGTGCCCTTCTTTACGCAGACTATGCTGCTGCAAGTGTCTGGGCCTTGTATCCACTTATGCTCTTAAATGTTAAGGATTTACCAGAATATGTAGCCTTAGAAGTAAGCATTTTTGCTTCAAATATCATTATAAGCACTACATACGGCACTGAATCATATTCCCTTGCACATAGTGTGTGGCATATTTTTTCTGCAGCAAAATTCATACGAGTTGCATGGATATTGCGGCACTCAAAGCCTGTGAAATATTTAGAATCAAATGCTAAAGGAGTGTTTGATTGTATTGTCATATGATATTTGGTTTTATATAACACATGTTGTACTGCATTTTCCCTTACTATATTCAATACATAAACTGCATCACAAACGATTCCCTACTACGTGGATGGACACATTTGAAGGACATAGCGTGGAAACTGTGGTGCAAATTGCTGGTGCATTTGTCCCCATGTTTTTTTGGAGTTATACACTAAAAGAGCTTGCTCTGCCTCTTGTGTTTATAGGGGTGCGAGGCCTTGCACGTCATGACCCTAGGGGTACATGGCTTACAGGGGAACATCATATTCTTCACCATAAACATCCAAAATGTAACTTTGGGGAATATTGGATAGATTCTTTGTGTGGAACATCTTATTTACATATTGTAGAAGATGGCGCGGTTTAATATGTTTGGAACCAAGGCAAAATTTTTGGGTCTTTTTGTTGGCGTCAGTATTTCTGTATTAATTTGGTTAAATATGAGCACCAAAGAAGGATTCCAAATGGTTCCGGTTGAAAATGCACAGCCGGTTCCTATTAATACGATTTCTGCGGAACAAAAGCAGGCGTTTGCGGCGGGAGTTATTCAACTTTACAATAATATTATTATTGCCCCTACTCCTGTTAGAGGTATAACAACTCTTGCAGGGGGAAGTATACCTCCAATGAATCCTATGGCAGCTATGAATCCTATGGCCCCTATGAATCCAATGGCCCCTATGGCTCCAACGGCTCCTATGGCTCCTATGGCTCCAACTCCAAATCCAGCTCCAGCTCCAGTTCCAGCTCCAGCTCCAGCTCCAGCTCCTACTTCCCCGTAGAACCAAAACCTCCCTCGCCGCGTAAAGTAGTAGGTAGAGAATCTACGATTCGAACACAATAAATCCAACCCTCGCCTGGTGCAACAATTTGAAAATGTCTATCACCTGAAGAAAGTCCAACTGGTAATTGTCCAACAGCAACCACTGGTGCTTTTAGAACTCCCCTATATGTGCGGTCAATAATTCCCTCCGAGTTCGCCATCATGTAACCAGTCTTATAAATGGAAGAACGAGGAACTAGGCGATAGTGTACAGTAGTTTCAGGAGTAAGCGTATCTCCGAGAGTCATTGCCGCGCGAACACCAAGGTCGGATAAATATGTGTGACGCCCATTTGACGCCTCCATACTAATAAGGTCAAACCCCGCATTTGCATTATCAATAAAATAACGTTCCTTAAAATTATAGTAGGGATTTGCCTTTGCCGTATCACTGTCAAGGACAAGCCATAGGGTATACTTTGATTGAGAATTCACGTTGTTGTCTGCGGAAAAGTAGGACATACTAAAGATAGTAGGTGATTCATTTTTAAACCATGTAAAAATATTTGAAAGTATTAGAATGCCTAAAGGGAGAACATATAAAAAACGTACTTCTCGCAGAAGGCGTACCGCGCGAGGAGGTTGGCGTTTATGGGGGAGGAGTGCTCAAGTTGCCCCTATGCCAGCAGCCCCGTCCCTTAGACCACGTAGGAGTTTAATGAACTATTTAATGCGTCGTCCGCCCCGTCCTATTAATTTTTCTAGATTATCAAATGAAGAATTTGATGCCATTACTGATGCACAGCTTGATACTATGAGTGAGCGGGATTTAGAAGGCTATACTGCCAATCTGCAGCGTAGAAGTAATCAAACTCAAAGGGAAATTGAAAAGCAACTAAAAGGTCTAAACAAAGTAAGCAATACATTTAGGGAACCATTCGGTTCTCAGCTTACTCCAGAAGAAGAGGCAGAAATAGATGAGCTCTTTGCAAGAGCGCGAAGATAATAGTTGCCTAAAGTTTAGAGAAATACAACTGCAGTAAAGTATGTCAGAAGCAATAACACTACCGGTTAGTCTAGGGGAAGCCCTTGATAAATTGACCATTCTTGATATTAAGATGGGAAAAATAGCGGATGACCGACGAGAAGATGTGAAAAAAGAGTACGACTTGCTCCTTAGCAGTCTTGAAAAATATGTAGTGGCTTTTCCGTATCATTACCGGATTTTGAAGGAGGTTAATCTTGCGATTTGGGAGATTCAGGACCTTTTTCACGGGAAAGATACGGCAGTAGAAGAGGGGGCCAGGCTTTGTCGCGAGATTTTGCTGGAAAATGACCGACGATTTCGTGTAAAGGCAAAAATCAATGCGCTTGCGGCAAGTCAGTTGCGAGAGCAAAAGGGGTATGCTAAGAAGAGGGCAGTCGTTTATTCACATCTCGGGCTCGGCGACATGTTTTGGATGAATGGGGCCGTTCGCTATTTATCGACAGCCTATGATGAAGTTCTCGTAGTATGTAAGAAGCGTAATTTGAAAAATACGATGGACATGTATGCGGATGACCCGACAATTAAGCTTCTCAAGATTGAAGATGATTATGAGCTACAGCCCTGGACGGTAAAGCACCGATTTTTTTCAGAGCAGGGGTATACCGTCTATAGTTGCGGGGCACACGCCCTCAGGCCTGATAAGGCTATTTATGACCTTCCTAATTCATTTTATGATGATATGGCAATTCCACGGACTATTCGCCAATCCTATTTTCATGTTCCTAGGACGCCAGCTGCTGCCGCACTAGCGGGGCGATTCCGCGACACCCCCTATATTGTTGTGCACGAAGAGTCTTCAGTAAAGAAGCTGCCAATTGTTGCCATGCTACGCGCTGCAGGGGAGACGCGACTGGTCCTGGACTTGAATAAAAATCCGTATGAAACCACCCACGAATGGTTTGAAAAAGCCCAGCTAGTCGTAGGGAAACCCCTATTGGAGTATACAGGGCTCTTGGAGGGGGCTGCGGAGATTCATATGATTGAATCATCTATTTACTGCATGGCGTCTCATCTTGATTTAGGGCGTGTGGCTAAGCGTGTTTGTTATGAGCCGTGGGGAGGGGGGGCTGAGCGCCTGGGTGTTTTTATTACGGGAAATATTACGGAAAATATTGCGTTTAAATAGAATGCCCGGTGCTCTAGGATTAGGTACTGGTACTGCAAGCCCTCGTACTAAAGCAGCATTGCAGAGTCTTATTAAAGCTGTTTCTGCTGATGTGCGGCGGCAAGAAGAGGGTATAAAACGTGCGGCAGGCGAGACTGTAAAAAGGAGAAAGACTCACGGTGGTTCTAGACGTGGTCGCCGCAGCCGCAGGTCTAAGGCGCGCAAAACAAGGCGTAGATAGACATGGACTCGCGCGTAGCAGTAGTAACCGGTGTGACGGGGCAAGATGGCTCTTATCTAACAGAACTTCTCTTAGATAAGGGGTACACAGTATATGGATTGGTGCGCAGGTCATCGACAAATAATAATATGACGCGGCTGCAGCATTTAGTAAATAATCCGAAATTCAATATTCAATATGGGGATATAACGGATATTAGTTCTGTGCATTCTATTTTGTCTGTTGCGGCATTTAATAGGCCGCAGCGCATTGAAGTGTATAATCTGGCCGCCCAGAGCCATGTACAGAGGTCTTTTGAAATGCCGGCATATACTTTACAGGCGGATGGGGCGGGCGTTCTCAATATTTTAGAGGCGATTCGCAGCCATCCAATGCGGAATAATATTCGATTTTACCAGGCGTCAACTAGCGAACTTTACGGAAAAGTTCAAGAGGTTCCTCAGAAAGAGACGACACCTTTTTATCCACGCTCGCCTTATGGAGTGGCAAAACTCTACGCTTATTGGATTACAAAGAACTACCGCGAATCATATGGAATGTTTGTGGCAAATGGAATTCTATTTAATCACGAGTCGCCGCGGCGGGGCGAGGATTTCGTGACGCGGAAAATCACGGAAGGAATCAAGGCAATTCAGGCGGGAAAGGCTGAGCACATTTCTATAGGGAATATGGAGGCGCGGCGGGATTGGGGGCACGCAAAAGACTATGTAGAAGCAATGTGGCGTATTTTGCAGACCAATGAGGCGCGTGATTGGGTTGTGGCTACGGGAGAGGCGCACTCCGTACGTGATTTCATTGAAGCGGCATTTGGGGAAGTAGGCGTACAACTTGCTTGGAAGGGGGTTGGCCTAGACGAAGTAGGCATGTGCGCAAATACAGGTCGGGTTCTTGTGAAAGTTGACCCGGCCTTTTTTAGACCAGCAGAAGTAGATTTATTAGTTGGGGATTCCACGGAGATTCGCGAGAAGCTAGGGTGGGTGCCGCAATTTACTTTTCAGGCATTAGTAAAAGATATGATGTTAGAGGCTAGTTAAAATGTTAGAAGAGAGTAGATGGATGCATCTGGAACTATCTTGATAAATCCTCTCGTTATAAACTCAATACATAGCATGCCTGAACGACCTACGTGGTTGTGTGAACACAGTGAAGCAGAAATTGTAAATATAGTTAAACGAATTTATAGGTGTAAACGGTGCAACAGCAAGAAGCCTTTATTCCGTATTGTAAAACAATCTACCATGATTGGTGTGATGAAAAATGGCGAACTTCCGCCAAGTCCAACATAGTTTGTAGAGATTCTATCTCACACAACTATGGTTTATCTGCGTCCGCGTCTGGTGCCCTTGCGCCCTTTGCGGCCGCGGCGTCTGCTGCCACCCATTTTACTTCTATTTTTAACAGGATTATTTAGAGCAGCACGTAACCTTTCCTCCCTTCTTCGCTTTGCATCTAAGACGCGTTTAGCCAAATCACTCATTTCTTCTTCTGCGTCATCTAGTTCTTCACGGGCGCGTTTAACTGCACTTTTAACAGCTTCTAACTGTGCATTTAATCGTCGCACCGTGCCATTGTGCCCCTCCATCTCTTACTATATAGGGGACACAAAATACCTAAAGCCCGCCCCCTATAAATTTGACGCGCCGCTGCCGCCGCGGCGGGCACTTAGAAACCCCCCACTATCACAGAAGAGAGATGCCAGCAGGATTTCATTGCCCCGATTCGGATATTCAGCCTGTCGTAGGCATCCAGTTTGGCATCTTCAGCCCAGAAGAAATCGAGAAGCGCTCTGTAGTGGAAATCACCAATACGGGAACCTATGATGGTTCGGAGCCACGTATTGGCGGCCTCTTTGACCCGCGCATGGGTGTCCTTGATAATGGGAAAACTTGCAGAAGTTGTGGGCAGACAAATCACGGGTGTCCCGGCCATTTTGGTCATTTCCGCCTTGCCCGCCCCGTATACTTCATCCAGTTCTTCACGTACATCATGAATGTTCTGAATTGCGTCTGCGTTCGTTGCTCCAAACTTCTTATTGACAAGGAGCTGCATAAGGCCGTAACAAAACGTCGGGGAGAAGCAAGGTGGAGGGCAGTCCTCACAAAATGTAGCGGTATTACGCGATGTGGCCAGGAGACGGAGGACGGCTGTGGTGCGATTCAGCCCAACCGCTATTTGCGAGACGGGATTGCCCGCATTACTGCAGAATGGGTAGACACTCTAAAGGGTGGTGCAGAGGGCGGCGACGGAAAGTCGAAAGTTACGCAGGTACTAGAAGTAGAGTACGTGCTCAAGCTCTTCCGCCGTATTACCGATGAGGACGTGGATTTCATGGGTCTCAGCCGCTTCTGGTGCCGACCGGACTGGATGATTTGCTCTGTTCTGCCCATTCCTCCGCCCCAGGTACGCCCTTCGGTAATTCAGGACAATAATCAGCGTTCAGAAGACGACCTGACGCACAAGTTGTTCGAGATTATTGCGACCAATCAACGTCTACAGGACAAGATTAACAACAATGCGGCGAAGAATCTGATTGAGGACGAGCACACTGTTCTGCAGTACCATATTGCGACCTTGGTGGACAATCAGATTCCTGGTGTGGCACCTTCTGCCCAGCGCTCTGGTCGCCCTCTAAAGTCTGTTCAGCAGCGTCTCGGGTCAAAAGAGGGGCGCATCCGCTACAATATTCAGGGCAAACGTGTGGAGTTCTCTGCGCGCTCTGTTATTACACCGGACCCAAATATTTCCGTGGCAGAACTTGGCGTCCCGCTCAAAATCGCCATGAACCTCACCGTACCCGAGAAGGTGACACCGTACAACAAAGAGCAAATGTATAAGCTCATTCAAAATGGTGCAGACAAGCATCCTGGAGCCAAGACCATTGTATCCGCTTCTGGCAGTATCAAGTCGCTGAAGCACGTTAATCGCCGCGAGATTGTCCTCCATGTAGGGGACGTGATTAATCGTCATCTTGATGATGGTGATATTGTCCTCTTTAACCGTCAGCCAACTCTGCACCGCATGTCGATGATGGGGCACCGCGTAAAGGTGCTTCCCTTCAACACTTTCCGCCTGAATGTGTCCGTCACGGCGCCCTACAATGCAGATTTTGATGGTGATGAGATGAATGCGCACATTCCCCAGTCGTACGAGGCGTCAACGGAGTTGAGCGAGATTGCGGCGGTTCCGCACCAGATTGTGACGCCTCGCCATGCCAAGCCCCTTATTGGTGTTGTGCAAGATACGCTAGTGGGCTCCTACCGCATTACACAGCCACATGTAGAATTCAACCGCCGCGAGTTCATGAACATGATGATGTGGAATAAGAGGTTTGAGGGCGTGGTTCCCCAGGGTTTGAAGAAAGTCGAGGGACGTCCTGCAAAATGGACGGGCCAGCAGGTTCTCACGCAGCTGATGCCACCTATCAATATTGAGATGGCAAATGGCCTCTACAAGGATAATAAGAGCGCGGACAACCTGGTGAAGATTCGTGAGGGAAATGTGCTGCAGGGCATCTTTGACAAGGACATCTTCTCCAAGCCGTCCAAGGGCATTGTCCACGTGACGTATCGCGACTATGGCCCCACCGACACCGTGAACTTCATTGACTCGATGCAGAATACTGTAGAGCAGTTCCTGGTCTATAATGGCTTCTCCGTGGGCATTAGCGACTTGATTGCCGACGAGGAGACCCGCAAGCAGATGGACGAGATTGTGAAGAAGCGCAAGGAGGCGATTGAGAATATTCTTCTGCAAATTCACCTGGACCTCTTTGACAATAATACGGGCAAGTCCAATCAGCAAGAGTTTGAGGACAAGGTGTATACGGAGCTGAACAAGGCCACGGAGGAGGCGGGTAAACTGGGCCTGGGTGCCCTGTCTGATGAGAACCGTCTGGTTGCCATGGTTCGTGCGGGCTCCAAGGGCAGTACCATTAACATCTCGCAGATGATGGCATGTGTAGGACAGCAGGCGCCAGAGGGACGGCGCATCCCCTATGGATTCACAGACAGGACGCTGCCGCACTTCAAGAAGTATGATGACGGTGCAGAGGCGCGCGGGTTTGTTGAGAGCAGCTTTATCCAGGGTCTGACGCCGCAAGAATTCTTCTTTCACGCCATGTCAGGTCGTGAAGGTCTGATTGATACAGCAGTCAAAACGGCTGACACAGGATATATCCAGCGTCAGCTAGTGAAGGCCATGGAGG